GAATAAAACTATCTTTGTTAGTTAATAGTTTTAATAAAAAGTCTTGATGTTCTCTTAGTTCCTCAAGTCTATTTACCTCTGCCCAATTTACTTCTTGTAGGCCAGTTTCTTTTAGACTGTCAATTTGTTCTATGTATGGATTCGTTTCATCATTAGCATTGTTTAGTGCAGTTTGTAATTTATCTATTTTGCCTTGATGCTTGTACGCTTCTTGTAGTGTATTATACTCTGTGCGTGGTGCAATACCTAATTCTCCTAAATCTGTAATTGCAGTATTATATTCTGTAATTAATCGATTATCTTCGTCTAAGTGATTTTGACTTTCGTCTACAAGCTCTGTTTTTTGTACAACAATTTTATCGTGTTGTTCGTCGTGTATTTCTTGTCCACACGCATAACATTTGTGTTCTAATGTTGAATCTAGATCAGTTTGTGCTTTAGTTAAACGCTTAGTCTCACGCTCAACACTACTTGTTAGTCTAGCAATCTCGGCAGTTAATGTGTCTATTTGATTCTTTTTTTCATTAAATTTTGTAAATTCATCGTGTGCTTGTATTTCAGCATCAATATCAATGTGTTCTAATGCAGCCAGTTCGCTAGTGTTTTCTTGTATGCGTTCTTGTAATTGTGTAGCCCATGTTTTTTGTCTACGCTCTAAATCTTTAATGCTATTACCAATACGATCATTAGCATCTTCTATGCCTTTGATTCTAAATGTTTCTTCTGTAATTCTATCTTTAGTACCTTTAAGAAGGTCTTTTAGTATGTCTGCCTTTTCACTAAGTTTAGTAATACCTAGCAACTGTTCAATCATTTCACGCTGATCGTTTGCTCGCATACTTAGGAATGGATCAGTGTAGGTGTTTAGTGCAACAATGTGCTTAAACATTGTATGACTCATGCCTAGTAGTTGTTCAATTACTGCTTGACTCTGTCTACCTTCGCCTTGCATCTCATCTGTAATACCTTCGTTGTTATCTACATCATTGATTAGATATTTAAATATATTAGGCTTACGACCACGTTCGATTCTATATGGTGTACCGTTTACTTCAAAATCACAAGTAACCATCATATTTTTATTATTAGTTTTGTTAACTAGATTATCTTTTTTAATATTATAAAGTGCGGCACCATATAGTGCATAACTGAGTGCGTTAACAATAGTAGTTTTACCTGTACCATTACGAGAGCCATCGCCACCCAAGTCTAAGTTGTTACCCAATACAAGTGTTAATCCTGCATTGTCAAAGTGAACTGCCTGTGTGACATTGCCCACACTCATAAAATTCTTTACGGTGATATTTTTAATTGTTAGCATGTTTAAGTTGTTAGTCCTGTATAAATGTCTACTAATATTTGTTTCTTGATAGTGTCGCTTTGTACTGATTGTAATTGCGATAAAACAATAGTGTCTACATTTTCTACTTGAATGTCTACGCCCTTGTTCCAGTCTTGTGTATGTTCTTCTTTTTTACTTGGCATAAGATTAATCTCACGCAAGTCATATTGTTTAGCAAATGTTTCTTTAATAAAGTTTGCTTCTTCGTAAGTAATACCTACATCTAAACTAACACGAGCATGTGTCTTGGAACCCAAAAACTTATCTGGATTGTCAATTAGTTTACTTAATGTTAATGTACGATACTTTGGTGCATCTGGCCATGCTTGATATTCGATAGTACCATCCCAATCTAAGAACATACAACCTCTGTCATCATCCCATGCATCAGCATAGTTGTGTGGGAAGCAATTGCCCGGGTAAATTACATTACCACGCTCTTGTCTTTTATGAAAGTGTCCACTAAAAACTTTCTCAGGTTTTTCTAAGTCTTCTGCTTTTAGTCCACCGTGGTCTGGCATTTGTACTAATGCATTCATGTAAAAGCTAGGCAATTCAAAATGCCCAAACATAAATTTACAATCAATCTCTTTTAGTTTCTTCCACTCGTCATCGCATAACCAAGGAATAAACGCAACACCATCTTCAATAAACATTTCATTGTTTATCATTCTAATGTTTTTAAATTCTTCAATCATTGATAAGCTGTGTATCTCACGCTTCTCACGATAATATAAATCGTGATTGCCTGTAATCATAATAACTTCTTCAAATGATTCACTGAGTTTACGCAAATTACTAGTTGTGTAATTTAGTGTACTAACATTAATACTTGCACGGTTATGATGCCAGTCGCCTAAAAAGAAACATTTTTTAATGCCTCGTTTGTGTGCTTCGTCGATCATCCATGTAATAAAATCTTCACAATCTTGATTGTGATACCTACTGTTATTCTTCATGCCAAAGTGAATATCAGTAAAAATTACTGCCTTATCAAAAAACATTTATTCTCCAGTTTCTTCGTTGTCTACTTCTGGTACTTTAAAGTTTGTCACTTTAATTGTAGGATTCATTTCTTTCTTCTTAGTCTCATTTTTAATATGAGCTTCCCATTCAGCATTGAATGTTCTAGTGCTACTTGGGTTTAATCCTTCTTCTTCTAGTAAGTCATCTCTGATATTTTGACTACGCTTTTCTAAGTTTAAAACTCTTGTAAAACTATTATTAATTGCCGCAGTGTAATATGCAAATGGATTTTGTGATTTAAGTTCATTAAATTGTAATCCAATTTGTGCTAGTTGCAATAATGCTTGTCCACGCATTTCGTCTACATATGTGTAACCTCTCCAGTTACCACGCATGCTATAACGCTCGCATAGTTTAATATACATTTTTGCTAACATATCATTTGTTTGACCATGGTGAACATTAAAATGTCCGTTATCCTTGCCACCTTCCCAATGACTACGAGCTACCTCTGTCCATTCCTTATTAATTACTGCATAGTGTTTAAAAGGAGGAAAGTTACATTTAGCATGCAAGTCTGCTTCGGTCTTAGGTTTGTTTTTTCTGTTCTCTTCTGGAACATGTTCAAATGTCATTACTCTTACCACAATGTCATCATCTTTAATAGTTTCAACATCAACGGCAAAATCAGCTGCTCTTGGCTTAGTTTTTTTGCCTGTTAATCCTTGTTCCCATCGAGCTACTTCTGCCTGATGTGCTATTTTTTGTAGTCTCGTTGCTCTGTTTTGTTTTGCTTCAGCAACAGCTTCCGGAGTAATTTCATCAAAACCTGTTACAATAAGATCAAAATGTGTATAGTTTTCGTCATGTGTCCAACAATACGTCATTTTACTATTGTGTATTTCTCTTAACAAGTCTTTGTTTGTTAAGTAAAAAGTCTTTTTTTGTTTAGTCATATTATGAGATTTCCTTTATGTAATTAGTATTATACGGCATATCGGGCCCTAATGTCAACCGGTTTTTTTAATTTGATAAATACTACGAACGGAGAAGTAATTATGTTAATTGAACATGTTTTAAAAGAGGGAGTTGAGAACATAGCTGTATTTTATGGCGGTCGTTTCCAACCTATGCACCAAGGACATCACGATGTTTATAAACATCTGGTTCAAAAGTTTGGTGCGGATAATGTATTTATCGCCACAATGGTGTCTGCAAAAGTGCAAGGACTTATTGCAAAAACTGATGCAGGTGGAAAACTTACTGATCTTCAACGAGGTGAATTAAGCAAGAATCCATTTACATTTGATGAAAAAGCAAGCATTATGAATAAGATGTTTAATATACCCGGAGATAAAATTATCAACACAAATCCATACAGACCAGACATGGCTGCTGCAGGCAGAGATGAAAACAATACTGCACAGATACTTGTATATGGTGAAAAGGATGCAAGTAGACTTGCAACAGGTGGCGAAGGGTTCTTACATAAATTACCAAAAGATATGAATGAGATGATTCCAACTGCACAGGAAAGAGGCTATGTATATGTGGCACCGCTTATGCAAGGTGGAATGAGTGCAAGTGACTTCCGTGCAGACATGGCAAGCGAAGGCAACGAAGAAGCCAAGAAGCAAGCATTTACTAAATTCTTTGGAAAATACAATGAACAGATTTTTAAGTTTATTGAGGAGAGATTAACATGATGCAAAAAGCTACATTAAAATTAAAAAAGACAGGTGTTCCAGTAACGTTATCTGGATTATTATTTCCATTACAAAGCGACGAAGGCGTTGTATTTCCATACACACCAACTATTATGATGAGTCATAGTGCTAATTATGGAACATATGATATACCGGGTTCAAACTATCAACAAAATTACTATATTAATTCAAACAACCCTACAGTATCTGTAACTGCTATGTTTTCTAGTAATACACTAGAAGAAGCAAAATATACTGCCGCAGCAATTCAATTTTTTAAAATGGCTGCAAAATCAGAGCATGGTATAAGAGCAGGAGCAAGAGCAGGAACTCCTCCTCCAATATTAAAGTTTAATGCATACGGTGTAGCACATGCAAAAAATATTCCATGTATATTAAGAAGCTTTAACTACACATTACCAGAAGACACAGACTATGTAACCTTTGATGATGCAGTATCTGGAAAAATAAGTATGCCTGCATTAATTTTAGCAGCAATTGAACTGGTTCCACAAATTCCACCAAAGACTGTTAAAGATAATTTTAATTTACAAGATTATGCATCAGGAAATCAATTAAGAACTAAGGGAGGATTTTTATAATGGCAGATTATGGTACAGATAGTTTGTACAGAAATACACAAATTATTAATAAACAATACTTAGACGTATTAAATGTGGATAACATAGATATACAAAATACAACAACTACTAGTATTACAGTAGAGGCAAAGCACGAAGAAAAACCAGACTTGTTAGCATACGAATTATATGGTAATGCAAATTTATGGTGGGTATTTGCACTATTCAATCAAGATGAATTAGTAGACCCAATTTTAGATTTTAAAACGGGAATAAAAATTAACGTACCTGTAAGGTTTTCATAAACATGTCTACATTATCGGATAGAAATAATAATCCATTAAACATTAGAACAAGTGGCGATGATTGGAAAGGCGCCTCCGGTAGTAATGCTGGCTTTGTTAAATTTAACAATCCAGAGTATGGTGTACGTGCTGGCGCATTGAATTTGTATGCAAGTCAAGAGAAACATGGTAATAATTCAGTACGTGATATTATTACTCGTTGGGCACCGCCAAGTGAAAACGACACAGAAGCATATGTTCAAAGAGTTTCAAATGATTTAGGAGTTTCACCAGATGATAACTTAGGAAGTTTACGTGATAATCCAGATGTAACAACTGACCTACTTTCGTCAATGGCAAAACACGAAGGTGCTACTGTGGGCAGTGATGGCAAGTACACACAAGATGTTATTGAAAACGGTGTTGCTATGGCAAACGGTAAACCAGCAAGCGAAGTTGATTTTGCCAATCAAAATACAGATTTTGCCGCCGCAGGATTTACACCAGAAGCAGATTCATCTTCGGATGCTATAAAAACAACAGAAGCAAACGAAATAAAAAAAATTGGTAGGGCAGAACAACAATTAACGTCAGGCACAAATTGGATGAGTACAGTAGACAGTCCTACGTATCGTTGGACTTTATACATAGTAAACAATGATATATGGAATGACCCAAACCTTATAGGTGACAATGACTCTTCTCTTACAAACAACAAGGCTTTTATTATTGCTAAACAGGGTGTCGATTCAGAGTTCTCTGTAGATAATTTTATGTCACTTGCAGCAATGACACCAGGCCAGAAACACGGTAATGCTACTCCTGGTATTATTCAATTTGATTTATTTGAAAATTTAGGATTTTCGTTTATTGATAAAATTTTAAGTGCAGGCAAGCAACTTGGTAAACCTTCAAATCTGTATTCACAGAACTTTTTGTTAAAGTTAGAATTCTTAGGCAGAAATCCAACTAACAATAGAAGTGTTAAATTTCCAGGTGTATATTTGTATCCAGTTAAATTTAATCAAATAAGAAGCACAACTGGGCCCGAAGGAACGAGATATAATATTATCGCATGGTCGGCATTAAAACACGCACAAACTGAAGGAGTAACTGACTCAGATATAACAGTTTCCGCAATTACAACAATAGGAGATTTTATTAAAGGCCTTGAAAAAGAATACAACGATGGAATAACAGATTTAATGGCACCGTCACCGCCAGCTCCCTACACACCGCCACCAAAAGAAATAAAGATAGTATTTGATACTAGTGCATATTACAGAGGAGGCTCAACTCAGAACGATTTGCGAGATTTCAATTTAGAAAGCAAACCGTTTGGTAGTACAGCAGATGCATCGAGCAGTACTCGGTACTCCCAAGATGGCCCAGGTAGCGAAGGCAAAAACATATATACTATTGAACGAGAAACTAACATAGCTATGGCAATTCAAAAGACAATAGAAAACAATTGTTACGCATGGGATAAATGGGTAGATGAAGCACACAAGAAAAACATGGTACCACATATTGTAGTGGAGTCTAGAACAGAGTATCCACCACACACTAAGAAATCAAATTATGGCCATGTAGAACCAACATTAGTAATTTACACAATTAAGATATCAATAAACAAAACAACATATCAAGCCAGTTTAGCAGATGGCGATGAAGCATTAAGTGACCAAACTAAACAAGTAAAAAGATTTAAAACATTGGGAATTGAAAAAAGCTATTCGTTTATGTATACTGGACTAAACACAGAGGTTATAAATTATCAAATAGATATACAGAATTTATATTTTGTACTTGACGAACCAGGTGCCGGTCTTTATGTTAATGGCACAGATGCAGAAGGAAAGCAACAGTTTGCTCCTACTACAATTACTGATTCAATTTTCTTATCAGACATAAAACAAGCAGGCGGCTCTGAAACATATTTTAATCAAGTTGTAGGCGGCGTAGCAAAAAACGAGTCAGGCGAAGGTCAACAGTCTAATGAAATTAACACAAGTGCCCAATCAACAATAGCACGTAGAATGCAAAAAATGGCTAAACGAGAATATGATGCTATTAACTTTACTATGGAAATTAAAGGCGACCCACATTGGATGGGTAATATGCAAGCAATAGTAAAAGGAAAATTAGAAACACCAGATTATGCTAAACAGGATGCACTAATAACATTTATACAGTTTAATCCAAATGCAGACAGATTACTAACAGAACAAATTAAAGGTGAAGTAGATCCGATAAGTACAGGAGTATACAAACTGACTACTGTAGAAAGTAGATTCCAGGGCGGTAGATTTACACAAACACTAAACGGATACAAAGATGTTAATTCAAATACGTCTTTGTTGATAAATCAAATACTAGAACTATCAGGAGACTAATATGGCAGGATTAATAAAACATGACGGTGTGCATGTTTCAAAGAAAGCAAAACAAAGCAGTGAATTAGGAATTAATAATCTTAGTGGAGTATACGTTGGCGAGGTTGTTGATAACACTGATAGTTTATATACAGGTAGGATAAAGATACGTATATCCGAATTTGGTTCAAAGAATTCAGAAAGAGTTTGTTTGTTGTCAACGCCATTTGGTGGACATACAAAAATTACAGACAGTGGTGATGACGAAACTAAAGAAGCACAGGCACCTATAAGTTATGGAATGTGGCCACAACCTCCTGAAATAGGAACAAACGTAGTTGTTGCATACACTGGTAGTATAGAGCAAGGCATTGTAATAGGATCATTAATTGCAAAAGATAGAAATGCAATGATGGGAGGCAGAGCAAGTGGACAAGTATATGCAGATGGCGAGACTAGTCTAGGACCAGTTGGTTCTGAGAAAAATCCAAAAGATACAAATGATGCAGACTCAAAACCACTAGATGAATACTTTCAGTCAGTATTAAATCAACAAGGACTAAGTGTTGATTATGTAAGAGGACATAGTCAAAGTAATGCAAGAAGAGAATCACCAAGTAAAGTATTTGGTATTACAACACGCCAAGGACATGTACTTACATTGGATGACGGTGATGATAAAAACGCTAGTAACAATATTAGATTAAGAACTAAAAGTGGTGCCCAAATTTTAATGGATGATAGTAATGGTTTTGTTTTTATTACAAACCAGTCAGGTGATGCTTGGGTTGAAATGGATTTTGCAGGTCATATAGATGTTTATAGTAAAGCAGGTATCAGTATGCACACTGAAGGTGATTACAATGTACATGCCAAAGGTAGTATTAATATGGAAGCTGAAATCGGAGTTAATATAAAAAGTGCCGGAGGTGATGGAATAAAATTAGAAACAAGCATAGCCGGTGTAGATGTATATAGTGCATTAGATATTAAAATACAAGCGGATACTAACTATCATTTATTAGTGGCAGGCAATCAGATTGTACAAGGTACAAAAATAGATATGAACGGCCCTACTCCAGATTCAGCAACAAAGATTAATATACAAAATCAAACTGCAAACCAAAGTGTATTAAAAAGTACTGCAAGTCGTGTACCCGAACATCACCCATGGAAGGGTGTTAGTGCAGTAGAAGAAACGTTTACTGCTGGCAAAGGAAATACAGCATAATGCCAAGTTTCAATTTACAATCAACAATTGATAATAAAAATCTAATAGATTATAGTTTATTTTCTATAATTGATGATACTGCAACCAGTACATTAGTAAACTTATCTGAACTTGAAGCAAGCACTAAGTTAATAAATTTTAAACTTAGAACTATTGGATGGACGGGATATGCAAAAAATTCAGTAATTGGATACAAGGGAACTATTGGAATTGATGGTGAAGGATTAACAGAAAATGATGCATATATAATTTGGATAGAAGAATTTAAAGACAAAGAAAAAAGATTTAAAAAATTATTTCCACTATCAGCAATGACACAGTCACAATATGATGCTATGTTAAGTTTATATGCAGATACAGGCAAATTTGACCAAGTAGGAACTTCTGTTAGGAAATTTAGATTACTAGAGTTTATTAATGATAAAAAATGGAACTACATAGCTACTGCACTTACGCTAAGTGGAAGTGATAGACTAAGTAGACAAACAGACGCAAAGATAATGATGCTAGGAGATTATGGAACAAATAAAGACAGAACTCTGATAGCAGAGCAAGGTATACAATCTCTTGTAAAAGAATATAGTTCAAATCAATTAAACGCTACACAAAAAAAGCAAGCAGAATATGTTTACTATGCAGAAACAAACAGGTTTCTACCAAATATGATTGAGAGCAGGAAAAGAATTCTTGCAAATCTACTCAGTTAACTCACTACATAAATATTTAAATACTAATATAATACAAGGAATTTTTATCTTGAATAAAAGCGTTTTACTACTTAATGCTGATGGGCAACCATTATCACAAATGCCACTTAGCACAGTTAGTTGGCAAGATGCGATTAAGGCCATGTGGGCTGAGAAAGTACACGTAATTAAAAATTATGAAGATGAGTTTCTCCGGTCACCGAGAGTAACTATTCCATACCCAAGCATTATTATGCTTAACACTTATCACAAACAACCCTCCAAAGCAAAATTCACTCGTAGAAATTTATATGTCAGAGACAAATACTGTTGCCAATACTGTGGCGATAGGTTTGCTTATGCTGACTTAACAATTGATCATGTTATTCCAAAGTCGAAAGGTGGAAGACTAACATGGGAAAATAGTGTTACTGCATGTGGTCCATGCAATGTAAAGAAAGGTGATAGCTTATATCCTTTACCTATGCAACGACCAACACACCCTTCGTGGTACCAAATAAACTATGCTTACCAGCATCATACACTCACAATACCCGATGCAGCTTGGCAAAAGTACATACATTGGCAAGAAGATAAGCTAATTATAGAACCATTATCTACCTAGTTAATCTTTTGCATAAATAGTTGTATGAGCAATATATTTGGATACACAACTATTAATCAACCCTATACAAGTAACCGTCTGAGTGGCTTAGAATTAGCCAAACAAGACCTACTGAATCATTTTAAAATCCGTAAGGGTGAGAAATGGTCTGACCCAGAATTTGGTTGCGACTTAGAATTATATGTGTTTGAACCGCTAGATGATGAAACACAAGATGCTATTGAAGAAGAAGTTAATACAGTAATAAGTTATGATCCTAGGTTTGAAGTAAACAATTCAGATATAAGAGTTGAACACGATACACATTCGGTAACAGTTAATGTAAAACTAACTTACTTACCAGAAAAAACTGCAACAGAGTTGCAGATTAAATTCGACAGAGAATTTACAGAAAACGCAGAGTTTTAATTATGGCACAGAAATCAAGACAAAATAAACTATTTGCGGCAGAGGACTTTACAGTTGTATACGAATCATATATCAATGCAAACTTTCAAGCATTTGACTTTGATACTATTAGAACTGCAATGGTCGACTATGTACGCAACAATTATCCAGAAAACTACAATGACTGGGTAGAATCATCCGAATTTGTTTCACTACTAGATGTAGTTGCACAATTTGGTCACAACTTAGCATATCGAGTAGATATGAATGCGAGGAACAATTTTTTAAGTACCGCAGAAAGACAAGAGAGTGTTTACAAGTTAGCAGAATTTTTAGGCTACCAGCCAAGACGTAATGTGCCAGCGTACGGTGAAATGAAAGTAACAAGTGTAACAACAAACGAACCAGTTATTGGTAGTGCAGGAGTTAGTTTAGGTGGAAATGAAATTAAATACGAAATATCAAATAATGTAAACAACTTAGATGATTTTATTACCATTGTAAATTCAGTATTACAAAATAGTAATCAATACGGTAGTCCAAAAAAAGCAGTAGTAGTTAACAATATAAAAACAGAATTTTATGATCTAAACAATGAACCAAATCAAATCAAATTTGATATTAACGGTTCTGTCAATGGAGCATCAAAATCATTTAATGTTATAAGCAGTGACTACGACACTCAGAATGGAACATTTATG